TAAATTTACACCTTATAAAATTACATTCGTAAATAAGTTTGGTGCATTACAAGATGTGTGGTTTAGCTTAAAATCCACAGAACAACTAACAACCAAAGGCGAAACGTATAAAGCTAATACAATAGACTTCGATACGCTAAGTTACAATACCTACAATCCACAAAAGGCACAATTCCAGAAAGTAGGAAACGAAAGCATAACCTTAAACACGGATTACATAGATGAATCTTATAACGATGTAATTAAGGAACTATTGATGAGTGAGCAAGTATGGATTACTAAAATAGAAGATGAAGAATTAGTACTAGGAGTAATACCTAAAACAAGTAGCGTACAATACAAGACCGTATTAAACGATAACCTAATAAACTATACAATTCAGTTTGATTACGCATACGATAAAATAAACAACGTAAGATAGTGCAAGTAATACAACTATACATAGAGGGTAACCCAATAGAACTATTTAAAGATGAAAGCGTATCTATAACTGATTCTATAAAATCGGTAAGAGATATAGCAAAGGTGTTTACTGCGTTTAGTAAAACGTTTACCGTACCAGCTAGTAGAAACAACAATAAGATATTTAAGCACTACTACAACTTCGATATTGTAAATGGGTTTGATGCCAGGATAAGAAAAGATGCCAACATAGAACTAAACAACCTACCGTATAAAAAAGGTAAAATAAAGCTAGAGGGTGTAGACTTAAAAAACAATAAGCCATACGCATATAAGATAACGTTCTTCGGTAGTACGGTAGAGTTAAAAGATATACTAGGCGATGATAAGTTGAGTGCTATCACAAGTTTAACAACTTATAATGAACTATACGATTACACAACTATAAAAACGTTTTTAGAATTAAACCCTAATACCAATGATGTTATAGTACCATTGATTACGCATACTCAAAGGTTATATTATGAAGATGGCGTACACGGAGAAGATACTGGTAACTTGTGGTATGAATCTGGTACTGGTACTTCGCATCATCACGGAGTATTGTGGTCGGAATTAAAGTATGCAATTAGACTAGATGCAATACTAAAACAAATAGAAAGTTTTTACGGTATTTCTTTTAGTAGTGATTTCTTTAATAATAGTAACGACCACTACCATAATTTATTTATGTGGTTACACCGTAAAAAAGGAAATGTAGAAAACCCTAGTGGTCTTACAGAAAACATTGTAGATGGCTTTACAAACGAAACTGATAGTAATACTGCTACTGCAATACAATACAATGAGCAACTTACTTTAAATGGTACTGAATCGTTTTATACAAGCAAAGAACTAACTTTAGAAACAACAAGTACTGATACATATAGAGTATCGGTAAAAAGAAGTGGTATAGAAATATTTAATAGTGGGGATGTTACTGGCAACCAAACCCTAGATTTAACTTCTTATAGTTTTGGTAGTTTACCAATTACGATTTATATACAAGGCGAAGATGCAATAGTATTTTCTAAAATAGAATGGGAGATACAATACGAACCAGATGCTTTATATACTAAAACTTATGATACTGGTACGCATTCTTACAATGCTAGTTTTATATTTGACATTACGCAACAGATACCAGATATAAAAGTTATAGACTTTATTAGTGGATTATTTAAGATGTTTAATTTAACTGCGTATGTAGAAAACGATGTTATAGTAGTTAAGACCTTAGATGATTTTTATGCTGGTGGTACAACATACGATATATCAAAATATGTAGATATAAACACAAGCCAAGTTAATATTGCCCTACCTTACCGAAAGATTAACTTTACTCACGGAGATACTAAAACCTTTTTTGCTGCAAATCACAATCAGTTATTCGGTAAGGAATGGGGTAAGGAAGAATACACAAACCAAGAAAATTTAGATGGTGGTATATATGACCTTGTAACACCATTTAGCCAGATGAAGTTCGAAAGGATATACGACACGACAACTGGAAACATAACTACTATACAATGGGGTTATAGTGTAGATGATAATAGTGAATCTTATAAAGGTAAACCGTTAATATTTTATCCTATTAAAATACCATCAGCTACTGAAATATCATATTTAGAAAATGGTGGGCATAGTGCTACAACACAATATAACATACCTAGTAATAGTGTTTCTTATGCATCAGCATTTAGCAAAGAGAATATAAACTTTTACTTAGAGAACAACGAATATACTGCTGATACAACTTTTACAGATACGTTATTTGAGAGTTACTATAAAAACTATATAACAAGTGCATTTAACGAAAAGAACAGAATCACTAAAGTAACTGCATACTTACCGATACGAATAATAAGAGTGTTAAGCGTAGCAGATAAGATTATAATAAACGGTAAGCAATACAAGATAAATAGTTTAAAGATAAACCTACTAGATGGCAAGAGCGATTTGGAATTATTGAACGACCTATGATAGAGAATATACTATACTTGCTTAATTACGCAAAAGGAGAAACGGAGAATATAAGAATAGCACAAGGTAAGTACAAACTACCATTGACTTTAAAAGAGGGTTATAAAACACTTAAACAAGAAATAAAATGGCGATAGAAAAAGATATTAAAATTAATGTTGAGGATAGGGATGCATTAGCTAGTATTGGAAACATCGATGATGGTTTACAAGGACTTGATAAGAGTGCAGATAAAGGTGCTAAAGGTGTAGCTGGTGTATCAAAGGCTTTTAAGGGTTTAGGAACTGCAATTAAGGCAGCTGGAATTGGTTTGGTAATTGGTGCTTTAGCTAAGTTATCGGAAGTGTTTATGCAAAACCAAAAAGTAGCAGATTTATTTAATACTACATTTGAAGTATTGAGTATAGCTTTTAATGATTTCGTAAACTTTATAATAGATAACTTCGGTACGGTATCTGATTTCTTTAAAGATATATTTGAAAACCCAGTAGATAATATAAAAGCATTTGGTAAGGCTATTAAAGAAAATATTATAGAAAGGTTTAATAGTGCATTAAAAACTCTTGGTTTCTTATCAAGTGCAGTTAAAAAAGTATTTAGTGGAGATTTTGCTGGTGCATTAGAAGATGTTAAGAGTGCTGGTAAAGAATCAATAGATGTATTAACTGGTGTTAATGATTCATTTGATAAGGGTAAAGCATTTGTAGAAGAGAGTACAGAAGCTATATCAAAGTACGCAACTGAAACTATTAAGGCTGCTAAAGAAAATGTAAACTTAGCAAACTCTGCTGAATTAGCAGCAGTAAAAAATCAAGGATTAATTGAAGAGTATGACAGACAAGCAGAACAATTAAGGCAAATACGAGATGATGAAAGTAAAAGCATTGAGGATAGAATAAAAGCTAACGAAGATTTAGCAAAAGTTTTAGATAAGCAAGAAGAAGCAATGCTTAAAAATGCAGAAATACAAGTTGCTGCAGCTGCTGCTGAATTATCTAAGAATAAAAATAGCATAGAACTACAAAAGGCATATTTAGAAGCCTTAAACGAACAAGCAGCTATTGAAGCACAAATAACTGGTTTTAGAAGTGAGCAACAAACAAACGTTAATTCTTTACTAAGAGAACAAAAAGATATTCAAAAAGAACTTGCATTAATTGGTAAGAGTGAAAGGGATGTAGAACGTGAAGAACTTAAACAACAATACGAAGAACAAAAAGAACTAATAAATAAACAAGTATCTGATGACGCTGAAAGAAAAGCTATATTATTAGAATCTGAAAGAGTATATAATGAACAACTTAAAGAACTTAATGCCCAATTTATTCAAGAAGATTTAGATGCTCAAAAAGAAAAGCTAGAACAAGAAAAACAAATAGCAGAGCAAGAACGACAATTAGAAAAACAAAAGATACAAGATAAGCAAATGGTATTGGATGCTATTGGTCAATTTGCAGATGCAGAAACTGGCATTGGCAAGGCTTTACTTATAGCAAAACAAGCACTAGCGTTAAAGGAAACTTTAATGGATGTTAAGCGTATAACTTTTAAAGGAACACAAGCAGTTTCAGAAGCTGGTGTTAATGCTGCACAAAACGTATCAGAAAGTTCTAAAATAGGTTTCCCACAAAACATTATAACAATAGCAGCTGCGATAGCACAAGGTATTTCTATTATAGGTTCGGTTAAAAAAGCAGTTTCAAAAACTAAAGCAAAAGCAAGTGGAGCAGTAGCATCAACACCAACTGCACCTACTACACCAAGTACTACTTCTATACCACCAGCATTTAACATTGTAGGTGCAAGTGGTACAAGTCAATTAGCAGAAGCGATAGGAGAACAAGAACAACAACCAGTACAAGCGTATGTGGTAGCAAACGATGTAACAACTGCACAAAGTATGGATAGAAATATAGTTGAGGGTGCTAGTATTGGATAAATGCAAAAAATATTAAAAGATTGATATACTAATATGAAAATAGTTGAACTTATTTTAGACGAAAATAGCGAACTAGGAATAGAAGCTATAAGCGTAGTTGAAAACCCAGCAATAGAAGAAGATTTCATCGCATTAAAAAGCCAAGAAATAAAACTTGCAGAGGTAGACAAAGAAAAGAGAATACTAATGGGTGCTTTATTAGTACCTAACAAGCCTATATACAGACGAAGTGGAGAAGATGAGTACTACATATACTTTTCAAAAGATACGGTAGAGAAAGCATCGCAAAAGTATTTAATGCAAGGCAACCAGAACAACTCAACCTTAGAACACCAATACGAATTAAACGGACTTAGTTTAGTTGAAAGTTGGATTGTAGAAGATAAGGTACACGATAAAAGCGTAAAGTATGGAATGGATTTACCTATTGGAACGTGGATGGGAAGTGTTAAGGTTAATAACGATAAGGTTTGGAATGAGTTTGTTAAGACTGGCAAGGTTAAAGGTTTCAGTATTGAAGGTTACTTTGCAGATAAGATGGAAAGACCTAAAGAAAATATTGAAGAAGAACTTGATGAAGATGAAAAACTTATAAAACAAATCATAGATATACTTGAGAATGGCTTATAAGAGCGTTTTAAAAAGGTTAGATTTAGAATCATATAACGATTATCCACAAGGTGCTAGAAATAATGCTAAGAGAGCCTTAAAATGGGTAGAAGAGAATGGATGGGGAAGTTGTGGCGAAGCTACTGGTAAGAAAAGAGCAAACCAAATCGCAAACGGAGAAAAGATAAGCAGAGATACGATAGCAAGAATGGCATCATTTAAAAGACACCAACAACATAAAGACGTACCTTATAGTGAGGGATGTGGTAAGTTGATGTGGGATTCTTGGGGTGGAAGTGCTGGTATTAATTGGGCGATAAGTAAACTTAAAGAAATAGATGGCTAAAGATAAATTTATAACACCAAGTAGAACAAGTCCTAAATCAAGTAGGAGAGGTTGTTTATGCAAGGATAAAAACACATACTCTCGTAAATGTTGCGATGGTAGTTTATGGTCACAAGGAATAGGTAAAATATAAATAAACATAAGATGAATAATTACAAAAACGTTTTAAAAAACTTAAACAAAGAAAATAAGGTAGAGTTAGAAACTCAAAAGGTTGAGTTAGCTTCAGCAAAAGATATACCTAAATATGAAAGTCAATTAAAAGAAATACAAAAAAAAATTCGTGATTTTGAACAATTTAAAAAAGAAACAAAACCAGAAATTTTAAAAATTGTAAAATGGTTAAATGATTTAAAAGCTGGTGTTTTAAGAATAGGGATGAACTATAAAGATGTTAAAGGTTTAAATGAAATAAATGATTTATATTATAAGGTTAATAGTGAAGCTAAATCAAACAATATAATATAAAAATGCAAATAATTTTTAATAATTGATATATAAGTATGGAAGCAAAAACTATGTTAAATTCTATAAAGCAAGTTCTAGGAATGGAAGTTAAGCTAGAGCAACAAACTTTAGAGAACGGTACTATTATCGAAGCAGAAAGTTTCGAGGTAGGACAAGAAGTATTCATCATTTCAGATGATGAGAAAGTAGCAGTACCAGCTGGAGAATACCAGTTAGAAGATGGTAGAATCTTAGTTGTAAACGAGGGTGGAGAAATAGCAGAAATAGGTGCTAAAGAAGAAGAGGAAGTTGAAGCTAAAGACGAAGAGAAAGACGAAGAGAAACAAGAAATGGGATATGCTACTAAAGAGGAACTAGCAGAGGTTAAAGAAATGATTGAGGAAATCAAAGCTATGTTAGAGCCTAAAGAAGAAGAGAAACTATCTGAAGAGGTAGAACAAGTTGAGGTTGTAGCTGAAGAGGTTGTAGAAGAAGTTGTAGAACAAGTTAAAGAAGAACTATCACAACCAGCAGTAGAGCCATTAACACACAATCCAGAAGCTAACGCTAAAAGAAAAGTTGAGTTTAAGTATGCTAAAAATAGAAAAGCATCTGTACTTGATAGAGTTTTAAATAAATTAAATAACTAAAATAAAATAAAATGCCAAATCCAACAATTACTTCTTCATACGCTGGAGAATTCGCTGGGAAGTACTTAGGTGCTGCCCTTTTAAGTGCTTCAACTTTAGATGCTGGAGCAGTAACTATATTGCCTAACGTAAAGTTTAAGGCTGCAATGAAAGTAGGTTCTTTCGCTAACTTGGTACGTAGTGCTGATTGTGATTTCGATGATACTACTTCAACAATGACACTAACTGAAAAAGTGTTACAACCTACTGAATTACAAGTAAATTTGCAAATTTGCAAGAAAGAGCTCCACGCAGATTTTGAGGCTGCACAGATGGGATATTCTGCTTTCGATAGCTTACCACCATTATTTTCTGATTTCGTAATCGCTAGAGTAGCTGCTGAAGTTGCTCAAGCTACTGAACAATCTATCTGGGGTGGTTCTGCTGGAGAGGGTAACTTCGATGGTTTTACTACTTTATTAGCTGCTGATGCAGATGTAGTAGATGTAACTGGTACAACGGTAACTGCTGCAAACGTAATCGATGAGTTAGGTAAGATTGTAGATGCTGCTTCAACACAGATTTTAGGTAAAGAAGATTTAACGCTTTATGTATCTAACAACATTGCAAGAGCATACATTCGTGCATTAGGTGGTTTCGCAACTAACGTAGGTGCAAACGGTGTAGATAACAAAGGAACAACTTGGTACAACGGTGGTGCATTAACTTTCGAGGGTATCAATATCTTTGTGGCACAAGGTCTTGGAGATAACAAGGCAGTATTAGCACAACAATCTAACTTATTCTTCGGAACTGGTTTACTAGATGATAGAAACGTTGTTAAAGTTCTTGATATGGGCGATTTAGATGGCTCTGATAACGTAAGAATCGTAATGCGTTATACTGCTGGTGTTCAAACTGGAATCGGTGGAGATATCGTTTATTACACTGCTTAATAATTAATTAACTAATGTAGAAAAGGGTGGGCATAACTGCCTACCTTTTTTTATTTAAAACCTAAAAATATATGTCTTGTGCAATCACAAAAGGAAGAAGTTTACCTTGTAAGAGTTCGGTAGGTGGTCTTAAAAATGTTTTCATTTTAGATTACTCTACTGCTATTGCAGCGTTAACTGATTCTGCTGGAACAATAACGTTACCAAGCGATGGTAGTGCCGAATTTTTCAAATACGAAATAAAAGGTAACTCAAGTTTGGAAACTGCCGTAAACTCATCGAGAGAGAACGGTACAACTTTTTATGAAACTACATTGAATGTTACATTAACAACTATTGATGTAGCAACTCAAGAGGAAATCAAATTATTAAATAGAGGTAGAGCCCACTATGTAGTAGAAGATTACAACGGTAACTATTTCTTAATCGGTAAAGAACACGGTGCTGAAATTACTGGTGGTACAATCGTAAGTGGTGCTGCTATGGGGGATTTAAGTGGGTTTACACTTGTAGCTACTGCTCAAGAAACTGCACCACCTTTCTTCGCAACTGCACCAGATGAAAGTGCAACAACGCCAATAGACCCTAACGCTTAATGGTTATTAGTTTGGTTTGATTAATTAAGGCTACTCTTTATGGGTAGCTTTTTTTTTGTTATCTATACAAAAAACAAAAATACATTGATATATTAGTATGAAGATAGTAACACCAACTGGAGATAATATTTTTTATGTTATACCTAGAACTTTTGTTCAATCAACGGTAGATATAATTATAACTAACGAAACTACCAATACTCAAGTATCATCAAGTATAGATACAACTATTAGTGGTAATTATATAACTTTTAGATTAACTAATATTGGAATAAGAGTACCAGAGAACAATTATGGCACGATAGAACTAAGATATAATTCAGAAACAATATATAAGGATAAGATTTTTGTTACTTCACAGAGTATAGACCAAACTAACAACGAATATTTTAACGGTAACTTAAACCAATATACAACCGAAGATAGTTACGATAACGATTACATTATAATATGAACGATTTAAGAATAGTAAACCTATCAACTTATACAAGTCCAGTAATTAGCGAAAAGACCAATCAAGATTTCGTTAGCTACGGAGAAGATAACAACTATTTTCAGTATTTGATAGATAGATACAATGGTAGTCCTACAAATAACGCTATTATAAACGGTGTTAGCGAGATGATTTACGGTAGAGGGTTAGATGCTACCAATTCAAATAAAAAGCCAGAGCAATACGCTCAAATGATTTCTTTATTTCATAAGGATTGCGTTAGAAAGTTGTGTTTTGATTTAAAGTTAATGGGTGCTTGTGCTATGCAAGTTATATACTCTAAGGATAGAAGTAAGGTTGCACAAGTAGAGCATATGCCAGTAGAAACATTAAGGGCAGAAAAGTGCAACGATAAAGGCGAAATAGAAGCGTATTACTACCACCCAGATTGGGCAAATTATAAACGTAACGATGTACTAACTAGAATACCAGTATTTGGTACGAGTAAAGAAAACATAGAAATAATATATGTAAAGCCTTATAGAGCTGGTTACAAGTATTATTCTAGTGTAGACTATCAAGGTGGATTACAATACGCAGAATTAGAAGAAGAAATAAGCAACTACCACTTAAACAACATTATGAACGGATTAGCACCTAGTATGTTAATCAACTTTAATAATGGAACGCCAAACCCAGAGGAAAGACAAATGATAGAACAAAGAATCTATCAAAAGTTTAGTGGTTCAAGTAATGCTGGTAAGTTTATCCTGGCATTTAACGATAATTCAGAAAGTGCTGCAAGTATAGAGCCAGTACAACTAAGTGAAGCACATCAACAATACCAATTCTTATCGGATGAAAGTTCTAAAAAGATAATGGTAGCACATAGGGTAGTAAGTCCTATGTTATTAGGTATAAAAGACAATACTGGTTTAGGTAACAATGCAGACGAGTTAAAGACTGCTAGTATATTAATGGATAATATGGTTATTAGACCGTTTCAGACGCTTTTAATAGATGCGTTTGATTCTATACTAGCTTACAACTCAATCAGCCTTAATTTATACTTTAAAACGCTTCAACCTTTAGAATTTACAGATTTAGAGAACGTAGAGGATGAAGAAACTAAGGAAGAAGAAACTGGTGTTAAGTTATCTAACGAGCCAGAGGGATTTGATGATGATGAAATGTTAAACATATTAGAGGGAGAGCCAATAAGTGAAGAATGGGAACTTGTAGAAAAAAGGGAATATTCAGAAGATAACGAAAGTGTAGAGGATTGGGCAAATAGATTAATTAAAGAAAAGAAAACTAGCTTAGAAAAGTTAGCAGATTTTATTAAATCTAAACCTAGTGCTAAAAGTAGTTTAGATAAGTCTTATTATAAGGTACGTTATGAGTATGCTGAAAAGTATAGTAGTGGTAATTCTAGGAAGTTCTGCAAGAGTATGATGAGTAGAACTGGCAGAGGTGTTGTTTACCGTAAGGAAGATATAGACCAGGCTAGTTTTCAAGGTGTAAATAAATCATTCGGGCATAAAGGACAAAACTACTCACTTTTTAAATTTAAAGGTGGGGTTAATTGTGGGCATTTTTGGAATGAAAACCTTTACAGATTAAAGAAGAAAACCGATGGTACTTATAGAGAGGATAAATCATTAGCAAGTAGCGAAGAGGTAAACAAGATACCTAAAAGCTACATACCTAAAGGAGAGGAATATAATAAGTCTAGGATAGCACCAAAGGATATGCCAAATAACGGACACCACCCAAATTACAAAGGATAAGATATGGCTACTGCATTATTTATAAAAAGAGAGGATATAGTAAGAAATACTATTATTGATGGAAACGTAGACATTGATAAGTATATACAATTTATTAAGATTGCTCAAGAAATACA